GATATATATTATTTAATTAATAATAAAAACTCTCGTTATTAAATGAGGGTTTTTATTAATAAATACCTCTGTTTCATATTAAATTTGTATATTTATTTTTATTGATTGTTTAACACCGGATATTTATTCTTATTTCTCTTTCACTGATAAAAGGAATGATTATGAATAATACGGAAATAAACCATCTTGTTGATTTCATCTATCAGGATGACAGAATCACAAACGCTGAATTCCAGATGATTCGTGATGAAGCGGATAAACGCTTTGATGCCATTCTTGAATGTTACGGTAAAAACAATAGCTTATCTGCATTTCAAAAATCTGCAGATGTCACTGTACAATTAATGCAGGAAAGCTTTTTTATTCTGAAAAAGAAAGCTGAAACACCGGAACAGAAAGACGAAATCAAAGACGCATTCAATGCACAAATCAGTTATATCATCGCATGCTATAACCGTTTCTTTGATTCATTATAATTGAAACAAAATGAACTCTCTGTTCAGAGAGTTCATTATTCATCTGATAATTATTCAGTTATATTTTTTCGGGTAACAAATTCCAGTGCCGCTTCAATCACACGCAGATCTGCCCCGGCTTTATGGGCATTTTCACTCAGATGACGACGCCACTGACGCGCCCCCGGGATCCCCTGGAAAATCCCCAGCATATGGCGGGTGATATGGCCGAGATAAGTCCCTGTCGCCAGTTCCGCCTCAATATAAGGATACATCGCTTCCACCGCCGCGACCGTATCGGTCACCGGCAGGGCAGCATCAAACAGCACATTATCGACCTGCGCCAGGATTGACGGATTCTGATAGGCCTCACGCCCGACCATCACGCCGTCCATATACTGCAGGTGGGTTTTCGCCTCTTCCAATGTTTTAATGCCGCCGTTAAGCGCCATGGTCAGATGCGGAAAATCTTTTTTCAGCTGATACACGCGCGGGTAATCCAGCGGCGGAATTTCCCGGTTCTCTTTCGGGCTCAGGCCGGAGAGCCAGGCTTTACGGCCATGAATAACAAACATCTCACAACCGCCGCGATCCGCCACCGTACCGACAAAATCACACAGAAACTCATAACTGTCCTGATCATCAATCCCGATCCGGGTTTTGACCGTAACAGGAATATCCGTCACATCCCGCATCGCTGCGACACAATCCGCCACCAATGAAGCATTCCCCATCAGACAGGCACCGAACATTCCGTTCTGCACACGGTCAGACGGACAGCCGACATTCAGGTTGATTTCATCATAACCGCGTTCCTGTGCGATTTTCGCACACTGAGCCAGTGCCGCCGGGTCACTGCCGCCGAGTTGCAATGCAACCGGGTGCTCCGCTTCGTTATACGCCAGATAATCCCCTTTCCCGAACAGAATCGCCCCGGTGGTCACCATTTCGGTATACAGCAGCGCGTGGCGGCTGAGTTTACGGTGAAAATAACGGCAATGGCGATCAGTCCAGTCCAGCATGGGCGCAACGGAGAAACGGTTAAGGTTCTTATAGCCGCTCACAGCGCGTAATTGCTGGTTTTCAGTGGTTTTTTCTGTTGGCGTATTTTGGTGCATATTTGGTCTTTTTAGTGTATTTTCTCTTTATCAGGACACCACCAGGGACACCACAAAATGGTGTCCTCAAGAATGATACAGAGAGAGGTTGCAAAGTAATGGCCTATTATACCATAGACAAACGTACCAAAGCAGACGGCACTGTCAGGTACCGGTGCTCTGTGTCCGTAAAAGAAAATGGTAAACGTATTCACAGTGAAAGCAAAACGTTCACAAAGCAGGCTCATGCAAAAACATGGGGTACACGCCGGGTTATTGAATTAGAGCAGCACGGTATTCCTAACCCTGACGATGTCACAAAACTCACAGTACGGGATCTACTTTTCAAATATATCAACGACCCCAAAATGGGCGGCAAAGCTGGCCGCACTAAAAAGTATGTGCTGAATATGCTTTTTGATTCAGAACTCGCAGTGCTGCCTCTCTCTGAGTTATCGGTTAATCACGTAGTAGAGCACTGCCGGGCACGCTCTGCGGCCGGTGCATCTCCATCGACAATAAACCACGATGTAAGCTATCTCACTTCTGTACTGCGATCAGCTAAACCTGTTTATGGTATTGAGTACACAGATTGCCCTTCTCACGAAGCGAGGCCACAGCTCCTGCAGATGGGGTTGATCGGAAAATCACAGCGCCGCAGTCGACGGCCACAGAATGATGAACTGGCTCAGCTAAGAAAAGGACTGCAAGCCCGCAGTGAGCACCGGGAAGGGAAAATACCCTTTGTCGATATTCTCGACTTTTCCATACTGAGCTGCATGCGGATCGGGGAGGTGTGCAAAATTTTGTGGTCTGATGTGGATGAGAAAAACCGCAGCGTACTGGTAAGAGACAGAAAAGATCCGCGTAAAAAAACCGGTAACCATATGTCTGTTCCGCTGCTTGGCGATGCCTGGACGATATTACAGCGGCAACCACGGACAGATGAAAGAGTGTTTCCGTATAACCCTAAATCAGTATCTGCGGGTTTCCAGCGGGTTCGTAATACGCTGGGTATTGAAGATTTACGCTATCATGATTTGCGCCGTGAGGGTGCCAGCCGGTTATTTGAAGCGGGATTCAGTATTGAGGAAGTGGCCCAGGTAACAGGGCACCGATCGCTAAATGTTTTATGGCAGGTTTATACGGAGCTTTATCCACAGTCGCTACACGAAAAGTTTGAAAAACTATCAGGCCGATAATCACAACAATATTCTGATAACTTTTTTATATCACGAGAAATTAACTTGTTAGATATAGATATAAAAAGCCATCCGATTATTTAGGATGGCTTTTTATTTTAACACTATCTTACTATGCTACCTTCTTCTCAGAACAGCCACATTGTGGGATTGGAAATGCTTTTCCTTTTTTAGGAAAACGCACCTTTCCATCAATCACAATAGAGCGTCTGAAGATGATAGCACATGGTTCGCCGCATTTTGGGCAGATACCAGTAGCCATATATAGATCCCCGACCACTTATCGCACCCTGTAAATCCATACAGATTGCAATGTTCCAGGAGAATCGCTATACTCATTGCGTCAAAAATTTGAGTAGCAATTGGATTATCTCCATACTCACCTGAATGTGTTAGCGCACACTCAGCCCCAAAACCCTGTTAGCGCAGGGTTTTACATATAAAAGTCAAAAGTTAGCTGTTTTGTCTCGTACCCCAAACGAGACAGTACAATATCGGCAAAAGTATCAGCTTGCCATTCAGCATCCTCGCATTGTATTGGAGGTTTGTTTGATTTATGCAGAACAGCTCTATGACCCAGTACGAAATGACCTAATTCGTGCATAATAATAAATAGGGCATCACGCTCTCCTTTACAGGCATTAACGTATACCCTATTCGGCACGCTTATTGTAAATGTACTAGGATCAAAATGACCAATAGTTAGGTCATAGGTTAATCTTTCCCACACTCCGTCTTCAATTGAGTCGAGAGTAATCCCGTACTCGATAAGTGTTTCAAACACTCTATCAAAGCCCCTTTTTTCTTTCTTTTGCTTCTACCATTTAGTCCGAAAGCAGCACAGAAAGCGATAGCTCGTCGTGATATTTCAGATTGATTCATTGGATTGACGCGGTTTCCACGCAGAACATACTGATGATCCATTTAACCTCATTCCTCTGAATCATTAACTTTTTTCAAAAGTTCAGCCATTTTTCTCAATTGCTCTGGAGTCAATGGAGATTTTGCAAAGCCAGCCACTAGCATCTTTTGCTGCATAGACAGGCCATCTAATTCGACAAATTCATTAGAAATATCAGCTAACTCTTGGAGATTTTCTATTTCATAACCTCTTTTGTCAAAAAAGCTGGTAATGAGTTTTACCCATTTTTTAGAAACTTTCTTCCTGCCATTTTCCAGTCCACTCAAAAAAGCAGGGGAAACTTCAAGTTCCTCAGCCATAGAAAGCAATGTTTGGTCAGTCTTCAATCTCGCTATTCGTACGGCCTTACCAAATTCAGTGAGAGCCATAATACTTACTCCAATCAATAACCACGGAAATAAAAATATAATAAAATCTGATTTCGTCAATTTAAACCATGACAAAACAAAACGCAACCTTTTTGGTTAATTTTTTTATCTTTTTTAGATGTTGAATATCTGACGCCAAAACCACCAACTGGAGTCCCGTGTTTACTCAATACGTTTATTCGATGTTGAGCCATGTTTTAAACAACCCGCACAGCTACGCACACTCTATATAAATCAACAAGTAAGCAGATTGTTTAAAATCAAACACCCGCACAATCGTGCACACTTGCGACAACTCTTTGCCCCACTGGTGCCCCATTAACTTTTCACCACCGGCAACTGACTAAAATTTGTCGTGTATGCCGGTGGCAGCATTTCGCGCTTCATCTTGTACCCGCTGTCGCTGCCTTTACCAGCAAACCACACGCGGCCCATGCCGCTGTTATTGATCGTGTCGATGGTCTTCATCAGCTCGTCGCTGTTTTTGAATGGCAGCCGGGTGGCGAACATATCGAAATGTATAACTGCTGAATTTGTGAAATAATTAAAACGTCTTAATTTATTGTGTTCCTTAAGGGGGTCTGTTAACCTGTGCATAGGGCATTGGTGTAAAGGTAGCACACTCTATTGCTGATAGGTAATAGAGAGGACCGGTTCGAATCCGGATGCCAAAAAGCTCGGGCGAGTTTTTTGGCATCAGGATTCATGTATAGAGTATACGAGATGATTCATAATAATCCTTCATTATTAGCTTCACCACTTTCTCCTCGTGGAGAAAATGTTTTATATAACTCTGCTCCTGATGCATATATTTTCAAGGTCAAAAAGTGGCACCAAAGTAATTTTGATTCAGTGACAAAAGCTCTTGAAGAAGCAGGAAAACAACTGCGTAACACTATTGCTAAAACAGATGATGAAAATCTAGAATTAACGTTTACTCGGCTTTACTCAATGATAATGGGCATATGGATTGAATCAAGAATTCATGTGTTGCTATATGAAAATAAAGCTTTTACTGAATTAGAACGAGCTATCATATACAATAAGAATAGTCTGGAAGATAAGTGGAATACAGCTTTAATTATTGCAGTAAAAAAAAGTGTCAGACTACCATTAGAAGATGAATTGACAGAGGACAATTGTGACTTTAGCATATATAATATCTACAAAAAAATATCTGGCTGGATCAATAAATATTTCTCTGAAACAATTACCTACCGAAATAAAATAGCACATGGTCAATGGATATATCCATTTACATCTCAACCCCATAACTGGGAGAATTCATCTGACTTTAAGATTAGTAGTGAAATATCTAAAGGTATTTTAATTCGCTATGAAAATTTCTTATCTATAACTGAGCGTGGGAAATTACTTAAAGCAATATGTGCTGCAATTAATAACCTTGCAACGCAACGCCGTCGTGATTATAAAGTTCAGGATTTTAATGTGCATTTCCAGATAATATCCAGACACATCAATAAACTTAGCAAAATAAATTATGAAGAGTACAGAAACGATACCCGCCAGAGCTATCTTGCTCAGCAACAAAAAAATATTCATACCCCATAGCCTTATTTTTGTCACTTACTAAAAATAGATTTTTAAGCGTGGCTATTAATTTATCTGATTTAAAATTATATTTTTTATTATATAAATACTCTTGCAATGTTCATCTTTAATATTGAGTATCTCTCAGACTTACTGCAATACTATACCCGTTCTTCGCTCAAACCAGATTACCATATTCAGTTATCTTCGACCTATGAAACCTCCCAGCGCGAATCTGAGCTAATACACGCATAAGTAACAGCCGCGCTATACATCCACCAGCGCGGCTTTATTTTATTCCTCTGCGCTCTCTTCCTGCTTTGCTGCTTCCTGCACCTCACGCTCTGCCTGCTCACGTTCCATTTGTTCAGCCAGTTCATGCTGCTTCACATTCCACACAGAGCCCTGCGGCATCTCGACACGCACATCGAGACGGGTTGATTCCGGCAGGTCACACGGTTCACCGTCCTGATAGAAAATGCGCTCACCTTCCGGGGTGACCTCTTTCAGCCGCCAGTTCTGGAAACGTTCCGGCAAATGCGCATGCTGACGGTGACAGGTTTCGATGATAATACTGCCGTCTTTCTGTACGCGGTCATCGACATAAACCAGCTCAAGGCCGTTATTGTCTTTCGGTACGGAAATTCCACCGTTTACACCCCATGCGCCATCTGAGTTATAACCGAGAATGCCGGTAATGTGATATTGGCCGGTGCCGGTACGGCGGACTTCCGCGCCTTCGGATTCGTCGTTGGTTTCATAATGGCCATCAGGGTAAATCTGAACGATTGGCGACGATTTTTTATAATATCCACTGCCGTCTACGATATACATATTGGATGTCAACACCCTTACCGATTCCCATGCAGAACCAGTATACCGATGTATCGCCATGTGCGTCGCGCCGTAGTTGGGAAGGACTATCCTTTGTCCAATATCCCCGGAATACCTAGTGGTTATAACGCTTCCAAATCTGTCTCCTATAACAGAAGGGGGATTTTGACTGTTCTGGTCAAATCTATACATACCATTAGGCAAATTAGTGTTAGTGAAATTTGTCATATACGGAGGATAGTCCGCGTATACTGACCCCCATCCGGTTGCCTGCTGAATCCAAGAGCGAGTCGCAACTACGCCGGTGTCATATGGTATCGTCACAATGTGCTGGTTTTCGCCGTTAGCTTGCCGATACACAATGCTAAGCATTGATGCTGTACCCGCATGAGGATTTGTCTCCAGTCGCACATAGCGGCCATCGATCTTTACTAAATCCAGTCCGGTATATTCTCCGTCACTAAAGCAGCGGGTGGAGCCATCCGAAATCAACGCAAAACGATATCTGTCTGTGACGGTGTCTTTAAAACCGACTGTTCCCCCGTTTTCCAGCTGAACAACGTTCCTTTTGTTTGGACTTTGTACGCGGGTAACAGCGGAATTCGGTTTATACAGCATCTCCCCGACCCATTCCCTCGAAGCCAGCCCTTTTACATCCTCCAGCGTGACTTTCTGGCCGTTCGGCAGCTCAATCTCCACCTGGCCTGTATCAGTCATCCACTGCTGCATTGCCTGAAGAAAGTAAACGATATAGCCCTGATTGGCGGACATGGTGCGGGCTGCATCTGAAATGGTATCCGGTACCGTGGTGGCGATGGAGTATTTCGCGCCGCTGAGCGTTACCGGGGCATTGAATGACAACACCAGTTCGGTATCACTGTTTACCGCGCGGATCATCATGCTGACTGGTGCTGTGCCGTTCTCGATGCTGATAAGCTGGCCGGGTGCCACGCCGTGAATGTTCTTTTTCCACTGTGTACCGCTGCCGGTCACAATCGGTGAACCGGCATTAATGGCTATGGTGCCGTCTGTGTAAATCATTGGTTTTCCTCGAGTTTCTGGCATAAAAAAAACCGCCGGAGCGGTTATTATCTGAATGATGCTGAGTTGTACTTACAGGCAAGAACAACACCATAAGCCAGGCGAACGCCAACAGAACCGGTATGTCTGACACGGTACTCAACCTCTATTTTCACATCACGCCTTCCCGCAGAAATGAAAATAACCGCTGAGCGGACATCACCAAACCCGGCGACTGACTGCGCAACGCCGTCAATACGTATGTTTACCTCGGACCCCTGCAATTTTCCCAGGGGGTATCCCTGATGCTGCTCTACGCCAACAATGATAGTTGGTAAAACCAGCGCGATGGGGTAAGGCATACCGCCGACATACGTCAATGTCGATTTAACTGTCGTCCAGTCTCCGCCGTCACCGTATATACTCCCTGCGCTCGCGGCAGGATAAATACCGGCCGTAACAACGTCACCGATTATCCGTTGTGCGTAGACAGTCCCGGCGAATTCACCATCTGTGGCATACAGCGTTCCGCGAATAATGGCTTCATTAAACTCGGCTTTCCCAGTTTTGGCATCAATCAGGAATCCCTTTTTACCGGCAGAGTCATAGTTTTCAGACTGAAGCTTGTCTATCACCAGCAGGCTCTTTATCCACGCCTCATCCAGAAAAGCCTCTCGGATAAACACCTGCCCGCCCTTCATGTACATGAACAAATCCATCGATTTATTCACCGGGTTATAAAATGCAAACTGCTGAGCGTTAAAACCGATAAGGGTGTTCACCTGACCACCTTTCAGCTCAGCCCCGATCACCATACCGGCGGAATAATCCTCACCGTTATAACGGATCCGGACTTTCATATCGTGGACCACCGATGCCTGACCAGATGCCATATCCCACTGTGCGCGGATGGAGTTCTGCGCCAGCGCCAGACCGTCTTCAGCTTTAACCTGTACCGCGTCCAGTTTCTCTGCAAGTGCAGTTGTTTCCGTGACCATGTAGTTGCGGACTTCGATAATTTCTGCTTTCATCGCGCCGTTTTCGCGCTGCCAGTAGCCCCACTGGCCGTAAGCGTTGTTGGCGTTGTTGATAATGGCCTCAAAATTATCGTCAGCCTGCGACTGCAGGTCTTTGATGATGGCTGAGTCTTCGAGCTCTTTTTGCACAGCGTCGAGGATTTCATCGGCATTACTTTCCGGAATACCACTGGCCTCAACAAATATCGATTTTCCGACCACGTTTACGCTGCGGACATACACATAATAGCGGTGACCTGCTTTCATATTACGTCCCTGCACAATCCACATAGTGCCGTTACCCAGATAAGCGGCCACAGATTCAACATCGCGGATATCGGCTACCTGTTTATCTGAAAACCAAAACTCATATTGCGCCCGCAGGCTGTTCTGTCCGCCGGAACGCGGAACAATACCGAGACTGAAATAGCCGGGTTCAACTTCAATATAAGACGGTGGCAGCGGCGGATTGACGGAAAATGATGTACTGGCCGGTTCCCCTTTCTGCCCTCTGTCATTCTGCGGGGTGACTGTCAGCACATAATTACCCTGCGGCATACCACTGAACCGGTAAAACGATTCTTTCGTTACCGCCGTTCCGGCAACACGGTCGCCGATGGTCAGCTTCAGCAGATATTCAACACCGCGCAGGGCATAGGGTGAGTTCCATGATGCAGCTGCCTGCCATGCCTCATTATCACTGCTTATTTCCACAGTAAGATTTTCAACCGGGGGAATAAAACCACCAAGAGGTGTATCCGGCTTTGGTTCAAATACCGCCCCCTTATCCACAATGGCTTCTTTTTCCGGCGCATGCTGAACCGCAGTAACAATAAAGGTTCCGTCACTGTTATCCGCCAGTGACACCGCCCGGAATAACCGGCGGCGCAGTGACGGCAGGGAGAGCGTCCAGACAGAATGTTGTGGTATACCTTCCGGCATCACATCGAGGGTAATCTGATTCGTAGCCGGATAGCCGGTCACTTTGATGGTTTTCGGCAGGCCGGAACCATCAGTGACAATAACATGCGCATCACCTTTGGCCGGTTTTTCTATGTTGCGGTCAAGCAGCAGCGTTTTCTTTTCCGGGTCAGCAGACAGAATGCGACCGCCGATCTGCATATCCACCCAGTCGTTATCCGCAATCTCGAAAATATCACCGGGCGTATGGCGTAATCCTTCTGCACCAATTCTGAATTCGACAGTCTGTGTCTCAAGTTTTTCTGTCATCAGTATCCACAGGCCGTGACGATGTGCCTGGCCGCGGCTGGTACAGCCAAAGGCATCCACACGCAGTACATTCCGGCCGTTCTTTGCCACAGAAACATCATCAGACACCTGCTCCACACTGGTTTTCCAGCCGTTATCCGGATCAATGAAGCGAACCTCAACCACGTTATGACGTGCCTTTACAGGACTGAAACTGTATTCAAACACCCCGTCTGCAACGTTAGCGTTAGTGTATGGCCACACGGAATCAGACGGGCGGTCCTGCACAAATGTCAGAACCTGACCGTTCCACACCGGCATAATCCGCATTGAGGAACACAGCTCACTGATCACATCATAGGCTTTACGCAGATCGGTAATATAGGCATTACAGCGGATGCGCGGCTCTTTACCGCCGAAACCGTCATCCACCTCCTGATCGCAGTACTGCCCGATCATATACAACGCGAATTTATCCACTTCGGCTATTTTCAGGCGCTGCCCCATGCCATAGCGCGGATGTGTCAGCAGATCCCACAGCACCCACGCAGGGTTATCCGACCATGCAGGTTTAAAGGTGCCGTCCCATATACCGGAATACACCCGTGTATCCGGGTTGTAGTTGCCCGGTACCTGGATAATACGGCCCTTAATAAGATAGTTACGGCGCGGGAATTTATTACCGAACTGCTCACTTTCAAATGTCAGTCCGGCGACCGCGGAGCCGGGGTAAGTCTGGTTAATATCAATAAGCTCTGAATAACTCGACCAGACCGTATTGTTCTGAATTTTATCCGTGGTGCTGTCCGGCGTTAACCGGCGCATCCGGACACTGAACGGGGACGGCGGTAAGTTATCCAGAATGACCGCCATCAGGTAAGGGGAGTTGCTGCGCTTACCGGTGATGGTAACCACTTTTTCCGTTGACCAGACACTGCCGCGCTGGATCTGAATTTCCAGTTGCACCGATGTCGGCACCCTGTCGCCGTTGTCTTTGGATTCCACCAGGGACTGTGTCCCGAACGTCAGCCGCAGGCGGTCGATATACGGTGAGGTGATTGTCCGGGTGACCGGGACATTGTATTTTACCTCGATACCAACCGGTTCCTCATTGGCTGATGAAGTAAAGCCGTATAGTCCCGGCTGCTCCAGTGTTCCTGCGCGCCACTGCGCCGTCAGTCCGTTTACTGTACTGTTTCCGGATCCGTCAATGACAGGCGTATCATCCAGATACACGCAGGACAAATCATTCACCACATTGTTAATTTCTTCCGGCCCCTCAATCGGCCCCTCACTTATCAGGTCAATCAGGGATATTTTCTGCCGTGAACTTAAATCATTCGGTGCCTCATACGGTGTACGCTGCCCGCCGCCGCCCTTTCCCATCTGTTACCTCACTTACCCGCCGTGTTTACCGGCATCAATATTAGTACCGTCGCTGTCATCCATAATCTCAATGGACTGTGAAATCACCCGCGACCCGCACATAATCCGCCCGTAGGCCACAGGTACGGCCACGCCCTGCGCCACGGTATTTTCGAGGTTACTGAAATAGGTATTACCCTTCTCTTCCTCACCCCGCGACATATCCGGCTGTTTCGCTACCGGTGTCAGCATCTGTGCCACACCGCCCAGCATCATGGCTGCACCGGCCGACATCAGCGCACCACCGATGGCCCAGCCGCCGGGGTTCCACCATCCGAGCCCCAGCACGGCAGCACCGGCGATAAACTGAAATACCCCGCCGCTTTTCGCCCCTTCAATACGCGGGACGATGTGAACGACAGCGTTCCGGGGAAGCGGCTCATTAAAACGCCGGTGAATTTCATCAGGGGAAACGTCACTGCCGGCGATCCGTATCTGGTACCAGCCGTCACGGATACGCTGCCGTAACTGCGGGAGCTGGAGCAGAATCCCATGAATACCTTCAGCAGCCGTTCTGACACTCAGATCAAAGCGGCGTCCAAATCGTTGCAAATCCCCGTAAAGCCGGAAGGTTGCCAGTGGCGGTAACGCCAGATCGAGTGAGTCATTCGTTGCCATCGTGGGTTATATGCCTCGCGCTTACTGAGTTGATTGGGTATGTGGTGGAGAATGGTCTGTGCGCCGAGATAAACGGCGGCGTGATTCGCCCGGGAACTGGCGTAACAGAACAGGATCACATCCCCCGGCTGAATATCTTTTTTCACCCGGACAAAACCGTTGCTCTCCATATTGTCCAGGTAGAGTTCTTCACCGTGCCGCCACCAGTCATCATGCCGTTCAAAATCCGGCAGGTTGATGCCTGTCAGGTGATACGCATCCCGGAACAGGCTGTAGCAGTCGGTCACGCCGTGCACAAACTGGCGGCCCAGCAGAGGCGGCACCGGTTCATAGCGGTGGATTTTTTCGTCACAGACCAGCAGCCACGGCAGTCCGCTGTTTATCTGCATGGCCCTGTCCGCACTGCTCAGATACGGCTGGCCGCCGGGGTGACTGTGAACCACAGCCACAACCTCACCCTGCTCACCGGCACGGATAAAATCGTCAAACCCGACAGTAAAATGGTGTTCAGGATCCGGAGACTGATTCCGGCATGGCAGATACTGCTCCCCCTGCTCATTACGGATAATCAGGCCGCACGATTCCCGGGGCGCATCCGCCTGAGCGTGCGCCAGAATGGCGTGTTTAATCATGGAAACCCTCTGGAATACTATTTGCTGAGACGGGAAGTGGAGACAAATGCCCCGATACGTGACTGGTTGTTGCGGAGTTTGCAGTCCGGCAGTCGTTTGCCGCATTTGTCCTTTGCCGGGTCACTGGTTGGTTTACCCCATTCATCAGCGACCGGCGGACCCGCGTAACCACATTCGGCAGACCGGTACCCCCACGGACACACGTCCGACAAAATAACCCGGCACGGCAGCATTGCGCCGTCTGTCTCACTGGGTGCGGCCAGCATGAAGGAAGCTGTTTTATTATTCAGACTGGTGACCTGTTCAATAACCCAGCGGCTGATAATTTCCTGTGACGGATCAGCATCCGGATTTCCGCCCTCAAAGTTATCTGCATCGAGGAACCGGGATTTAACCACCCGGCGGATCACATAACCGCCACCGGCCCCATCCAGCTGACTGACAATACCGGTGATGAGGCCGAACAGGTTGGACAGTGTAATCGTCGGTCGTCCTGACGGGCCTTTTCCGCTGTAGGTGAACCCCTCACCACTGACAGGATAGGGATCATAAACCTGTTTTTGCCAGATAAGCGGCTTTCGCTGACCATTCATGCCGTTATAAAACCGGTACCGGATACCGCCGATATGAGTAAGGTCGATTTCAAACAGTTCAATTTCGGGGTCGGAAGCCAGCTCAGTAACTGCAATCCGCATTTCCGGAGAGATGTTCTGCATTGCGCCTCCCGCTACTGTAACCGGGTAATCTGTGAATTATTTCCCGTCACCGGATAAAGCAGCTGCATCTGCCCTTTAACATCAAATGCGGCCATACACCGGGCATCAAAATCCTTATAGTCTGCTGAGCTGTTGGCGATATTGGTCACCGCCACCATTTGCTCTTCAACTTTCCGTAAGGCATCTGCCTTGAGGTACTGGTGAATTTTCTCACGCGCAGACCGACTTTCTTTTACCGATTCGTATACATAATCAGGCAATGCAACGCCGTATACCCACTTCGCCGTGATCATCCCGAAGAGTGACGGGCACCCGCCGACATGACCAAAGTAAGGAACACCGGCCATTTTTGACAGTGCGCGATAATAGGGCTCCTGAAAACGCTTTTCCCACTCAGTGGCGTCTTTGTATGTCAGCAGGCCGATAACCTGATCTTCCGTCAGTGTCATATTCTGCGCCATCAGCATATTTTTTATATGCCGGTCACAGGCACGGGCGAACTTTGGTGATAACCAGCGGGCAAACTCAATGACCAGTTCCGGGTGAATCCAGGTGCCGCCATTGCGTCCCCTCTCCACACGCACTAAAAGGTGAGAAATCTCACCTTTTAAATTTATAGCTTCAATATCAAGCTCCTGACCAATTTCTTTTGCGTATTCTTTGGTTGAATCCAGTCGCAGCCAATCAAGAGCTCTTTTATCAAAATATTTTGCTGCCACTGTTGCATTCACCCAGCAATCACCATTAAACGGGATCAGGGATTCGTCATACTTCATGGGTATGATTTTAATCATGATGCTTTCCTTATTTAGGTAATGAACCTTTGCCACATAGGAGATCAGCCCATCGAAGCAGCATCAGCTATAACTGCTCCCCTCAAAGGCTCATTCCTAAATATCGGTTCGATGTTTAAAAGCGTGTGTGCATGTGGTGCACAGGTGGATAAAACTGAATTTCAGGTATAAAAAACCCGCCGGAGCGGGTTACTTATTTGACGTTATTTTTGTTCTTTTTCTTCTTTAGCAGAAATGCGACTATAAAACCAATTGGAAGTGGTAAATAAGCCATAAGCAGCGGGTTATATGCATCAAACCGCCCGATTACGTCAAACATTTTATAATTTATTTCATACGTGTATTGTATTATAAAAAATGATATTGCTGGCAATAAACAGCAGATTATAGCCATTTTCAAAAATCCAGACCTTTTATAAATAACAACCCCAATAACAAGTAAAATTACAAAATACCCATATAACATTAAAAAATCTGACTGATTAGTCATGCGCCCTCTTTTTATGCAATAGTTTGCTCGAACTCAGCAGTAATCTCAGTTCTGATCGCCCCTACTGAAACTGACCATTTTCGACATAATACCGTGATTGGGTGCGTTTGATGAGGGGGTTTCCAGAAAAATGCTGTCACACCTGCATGTTTTTCCAGAAAAGTCCTGATAACCTGTGCATCAGCATTCCTTGGTGATAATGAAATGCTGTATTTTTCAAGGTTGATATTAAAACCATCAGGACGACGTTGCTCGTACCCGTCACCAAAGCGAACAGAGCGAACACGGGGCTCGCTCTCAATGTTCATGCCGGGTTTTACTTTCCAGGTGAATGTTTCCATTGTTACCCCATTGCTCCGCCCGGACGACGTTCAGATGCAATAACCTGCTTGGTTTTTTGCTCAACCAGCTTCAGGATTTGCTGTGTCGCCTGCGGGCCCATCTGCCCGTTGCTGCCGTCATTTTGAATGGTGATATTAAAATGCTGAACTACACCATCACCTCCACCAGCCATTTTCGCCACTACACCCAGTTTTCCGTCCAGACCACGGCGCAGCGGAAAAATCCCCTCTGGTCCGGCTTCCCCCATAACACCAGCACCTTTTGCAAAGGCAAACATTGTCGGGGTATGTACCACCTGGCCACTGTACGCACTCAGTGACGGAGAGCTATAAACGCCCCCTTTGGCATTTGGGGTAAAATTAAACCCCATCGCATCCATTCCCATAACAATCGATTTTTTAACAAAAATCTCTGTCAGCATTTTCAGTATAGATGTGGTGAATTCTCGGAAGTTAGCCTTACCGGTTGTCAGAACAGATGTCAGCTCAGTTGAGAATCCGTTCAGTGCCGCCATAGTCGCATTCTGGATCTGCGCATTTGAATCCAGTGCGGCATCACGGTAATCCCCCCAGGCGGTTTGTGCTCCGGCCAGCCAGTTAGCTCGCTTTTCCTCTTCCGCTGCATACGTTGCTGCCTGAGCCGCCAGCATTTCATTCAGCCGCGGATTGTCCTGATGAGCGGAGAGGATTTGCGACCTCTCCAGAGCCTGCTGCGCTTCGCGCGAAGATTTGCCGATAGTATCGCGGATTGCATTTTGCTTTTCAGTCTGCTGCTTAACGTATTTATCAGCCTGATCCTGAAGTTTATTCAGGCGTTCCTGAGCAACAACTTCATCACCCAATAGTGCCAGTTTCTCATGCTGAGCCAGTACTGCCGCTTTATTTGCCAGCAACGTCTGCTCCTGTTTGGTTAACTGGCGCTTACCTCTGGACTCTTCAGTAATGGCAATCTGAGCCTCGGTTTCCCAAAGCTTTTTACGTTCAGCACTGATTACATCCGTAACAGATTTGTGCTCTCTGAGCACGCGCAATTTTGATTCAAGTGCAATTTGCTCTTTTAAGGCCGTTTCTTCTGCTTTTGTTCCTTCATCAACACGATAATCGCGTTTATTTGGCGTCTTAGGGTCGGCATATTTTTTATCAATACCAGCTCTGGCTTTCGCTATTTCATCAGGTGTCCATAGCCTGATTTTTTCACTGTCAGATGCAGAGGCGGTATCTTTTGCAGCCTTTGCATTGGCAGCAATTTCACGGTTTAACTTTTCGTGCTCCCGCGTTCTTTTTTCTGCCTGAGAGAGGCTCGCCTCAATGTACTTATTGAGATCCTGCTGGCTTTTCTTTTCTCGGTCATTGGCCTGGATAATTTTATTTTTATTATCCAGATACCCCTGCTGGGATTTAACGGCGAAATCAAGTTCGGCCTTGTTCTTTCTTAATGTTTCCAAACTACTCTTACGAGCGGAGTCGGTCATCCACCCATCACCGTTTTCAAGAGATGCGATCTGTTCATTCACACTAGCCAACTTTTCCGCTTCAGTAGGTGCCCTCCAAATTTTCGCCAGTTCATCACCGGCTTCTTTTATGCTTGTTGTAAGGTTATTCCATGCCCGTTCAAGGATACCCACATCCTCACTCATCTCAATAGTGCGACGGTTGGTAACCTCTGCCAGTTTGGTAATGGCATATTCTGACGCCTCACGGGTTTTTCCGGATCTTTCCAATGCAGCTATATGTTCATACTCGGATGCGGTCAGCAGGTGCATGGATTTATCCATTTCCATAATCGCGTTGACCGGATCATCCTTAAGCCGTTTAAACTGATTAACGGTTTCATCCACCGACTGCCCGGTGGCCTGTTTCATCTGTGCAGCTGCTTTGGCCACAAGTGATACCTGGTCACCGAAGAAATAACCGGAACCGACTGCACTTGTAAGCGCAGCAGTCATATCCGACCTGGTTATCCAGCCACCGGACATCTGATCTGCCATCAGGCGAAGCTGTGCCGATGTTTTACCGGCATAATTACCGGTGGCGATCAGCTGACGGTTGAGCAGCGTCACTTCCTGCTCAGCATTCCAGGCTGCTTTACCAACCGCAGCTATTCCACCGACTACCGCCCCCATACCGCCAAAGTAGGTGAACTTGCTCATCCCCATATGACCGGCAAGGCTGCGCAGGCCTTCGGACAGGATCTTATTATTGCCTTTAAACTTCTCCGTTTCTTTGTTGCTGTCACGGAGTTTATTGATATAGATATCCGCTGATGAACTGACGCCCAGCTGTGCAGCCTGGTAACGCAGCATTTCTTTGCGGGACAGGTTCTGTGTGGCTACCTGTTCTTTCAGGCGCTGAATAAACCGGGTTTTCTGCTGTGTCAGGTTTTCATCCGCACGGCGTAACTCTGTTGTGCGCTGCGTGACGGATGAGATCAGGGTCAGATAATCCTGCTGTGATATGGTTCCGGCACGCTGCGCCTGGTTCAGTTTCGACTGAATGACGGCCAGTTGTTCAAGCCCGCTGCCGGTCTTCTTTACCGCATCAATCTGACGGAAAAAGCTTTCGGTCATGGCATCCTGCTGCCGCGCCAGATCCCGACCGGCCGAATCTTTCTGCCTGCTGTTATTGATCTGTTCATTCATCCGGCGGTGCATGCTGTCAATTTCACGCGCCGCGGCTTTCCATTTCTGAACAAACTTATCAGCACTGAATATCTGAGACTCATCCAGCGTTTTCAGTGTGGCTTGTGTGCTGTTCGCTGCCTGGTTAACCGCTGCTGACTGCCCTTCGGCAAATTTACGCATACGCTCAGCTGACGCATCCGCACTGGCGGCGGCCTGCAGCAACTGACGCTCGACGCGTCCAACCTGCTCAGTGAATGTGGTGCTGTCCGCACTGAGATTAATGACCAGATCAGCTATCTGCTGGCTCATAACGTACTCCCCCGGCGATCCCCTCGCCTGCTGTCATTAACAGTGAGTCGTCAGTCTCACCGGTTTCTTCGCTGTGTTTCAGTAACAGAAAATCATTCAGCGACAGGTCTTTGCTGCCGCCCACCAGCGACACCACGGTGTTACTGAGTGCGGCGAACTCCAGATCAATCAGCTGATGGGTGAATGGCGTTACCCCGAAATAGGTGTACCAGTCCCCCAGCTCTGTTGCCGTCATATCCGCCAGCATCCTGCGCCAGTCCGCCCGTTTAAATTCATGAGCGAGGCGCAGGATAAACTGACGCTCACGGGCGATTACTTTTCTGCCGGTTCCGGATCTGCGACCGGTTCAGCACTTTCACCGTCTGTGGTTTTGACCTGCATATCACTGAGTTCAAGTACCAGTTTTGCCGCCTGCTCCAGCGCGACCGGCGGCCAGGTGCTGAGAATATCAGCGCGGATCTCATCAACCTGTTTACCCGGTGTATTACCCACATTGAACAGAGAACGGGCTACCAGAAACGCATTTGATTCGATATTCATACGCACATAAACAGCAGTGCGTTTCAGGCTCTGCACATCCTCTGCCGGCGCTTCTTTTTCGGTCTGTGTCACCAGGTGATCGAAATATTCCACACGTTGCAGGGCTGACAACTCGCTCAGCATCAGTGATTCGCCGTTATACGTAAATTCCTTCTGTTGCAGAAAGTTCATTCGTTATTCTCCTGATGTCTCTTTACTTTTTGGTACTGAACGGGTTTCACCTTCAGCCGGTTTCATTTCTTCCGCCAGTGCCGGGCGGCCGGAGTTGGTGATTTTGATGGTACGGGTGATCACCTCTTTTGCCGGTACCGATTTACCCAGGCTGCTGACCCATCCTTTGAACAGATCAACCGCGCCGTTCGGATAGCGGATTTTGTAATAACGGACATCACCGGTATCAAACCAGCTGACCAGGTCTTTCTGTCCCTGCTCGCCGGGTTTCCAGGCCAGCGTGATATTGGCTTCACCGGCTGACTTTTCACCCTGAGCGGTTGCTTTCCAGTCGGCGTCCTCATCATCCAGATAGGTATCGTCGTAACTGTCAGCGCTGATTTCACCCGGCTGAAGCTCTTTGATTTTCGCCAGGCGCGTCCAGCCTTCGTCTGCCAGCGGGTTTTTGGTCGGGTCGTCTTTGCCGGTATAAATCCACAGCGTTGTGCCGGCGCCTTTGACAGGAGCCAGCGGGTTAGGAGGTAAAGGCATAATTTTTCCTTACATTGAATACGTCAGGTGATATGTCAGATCGGCTGAGCCCCACAGGCACATTTCATCATCGCGCTGATAGTCGTAGCCTGCCGCTGACATGGTTTCGATAAGTCCGGCCAGTGCCGGTACGGATTGCATGGCGGGATAAATTTTGTCTTCCATCCATTCGTCCAGTTTTGAGTCCGGATTACTCGCTTTCAGGAAAACCTCAATATGCAGAACGGCCTGCCACTGGTCTTCATCCACAACATCATCCGTCGGCGAAGCGTCAGTGAGATACACCGCGACAACCGGGAGTTCAGACTCCTCAAGAAATACCGGGCGACCGTCATATACCTGAGTTTCCCCGAGGTGTGCCCGCAGGGCATCAGCCACCGTCAGCCGGATAGCGGAATGTTTATGCATCAGGGGAGCCTCGCTTTGATATACAGCCGGAGCTGATTTTTCAGTGCCTGCCCGAGTTCTTTCGGCATATCGGATTTCAGAAGTGATTCTGTTTCATCCGTAAATGCCTGTGTCAGCGGGGTCACCAGGGGGATTTTCACCACATCAATCGGATAACGTGAGTTACTGATGCGCTGCATAACATGCCAGCGACCGTTTGCCAGTTGCTGAATAAACGCATCCTCAAACTTAAACCGCCCGATTTTCAGTACACTGCCGCGTCCGTGTTTATCACGCCGTTTGCGTGACAACTGAACCTTAGCTGTGCCGAGTGCAATGGCCGGGAGATTACCTCTGTTCACAAGTAACCGCGCACGGGGCACAGACTGTTTACTGCTTGCCCTGCGCAGACGGACACGCTGACGGATCAGCTTCTGCTGCAGTTGCGTTTCGCCTGATACCCTTTTGACACTGCGCCCTATCGCACGGACTGCAACCCGGTTTACGGCCTGAGCTGTGGCGACCGGTACCGCCGTGCCGCTGATTGTGTTCAGGTTATTAATCGCCTGCTGAATACCATCCATATTATTCACTCTCGATAAAAATATGGGGCTTGCCGTTATAGCGCAGAGCACGGGTTACGGTGTACTCCGCATTGCTGATAACGACCCTGTCATTCCGGCGGGCGGTGACCCCCGGGGTGAAAATCACGTAACTGACCCCGTCACCGCTGACCGGTCCCATTTCCGGAAGAAAATGAAACTCAACAGCACAGACAGGCTGATCATTCAGGTAAATGACCTCCCCCATTTTTTCCGCTGTCAGTGCATCCATCCGGAACTTCATCTGCTGAAACGGGGTCATAGCGTTATCCCTGTGCCGCCGGCGGGAAGACGTTAATCTTCACAGCGGCATCTGCGTCACCGGCAGCCGCATCCTCCCAGGCTACGCCGATCACCACGCCGCCGGTATCCACCAGCTGACCGTCTTTAACGGAAGCCGCCGCCCCCGCTTTAAGCACCAGCCCGTTTTTTTAGGCAGCCGGAAAACCCCTTCGGCAAATCCGTCACCGGTTGCACCGGCGGCAATGTCTGTAATTGCCACCGCGGCCAGTGAGCCAACCTGTACCAGTGAACCACTGGTAACGGGTTTGGTTCCGCTGTTAACAATCGCGATGGTCATTCCCTGCTGCTGATAATTCTTAGCCATAATCGTCTCCGCGGCACCCGCAGGTGCCGGATTTCAGGTATAAAAAAAGCCCTCACGGGCGTTTATGATGTGATTCTCAGCCGGATTACTGGCCTTTCACCTGGATCATTCCGCGATAATCCAGCGGTGCCACACCGGCATCAATACGGATTTTCGTGGTCACGCCGTCGGAGGTGAACCCTTCCTGCTGGTCAATATACGGGGTATCGATACCGTTAAGGTAGGCAACTTCAATGGTGTCACTGCCCTGAGAAGCGGCCATGTACCAGTCTTTTTCACTGTTATCATCCAGACGCGGCTCAGTGATAATTTCCGCAATATTGCGGATCGGGTTGATGATATTGGCATTCACATCAGCCCCTTTCACACTGCCGGAACCGACAACCTGAAGTGCGTGTGTTTCCAGTGCCGCCGGTACCAGCATAAAGGCCGGACGGATATTCAGCGTACGTTCGCCCTCTTTCTGCTGGCGCATCAGGGTGCGGCCTTTGCTGATGGTCTCCACATCCATACCGCCGGACAGCGTATTTTTATGATCTGCACTGAACAGGGCTTTGCCGTCACTCAGTTTCCCGTTCTCTGTCAGCACGGCATACACCAGGTCACCAATGGTGGCTTTGGCTGCCCGGCCGAGTTTGTTCGGGATATCGGTCAGCGCATTCATATCATCGTTGATAATGGCCTGGCGGGTGATACTGAACAGTTCCCCGTACGTTGCCAGCGCAATGGTCTGCCCCTTGTCACCTGTGGTGACGTATTTATATTCTGCCCCTTCGCGCACCTGACGCAGTGACGGGAAACCACCGAGGCCGACACGGTGAGCGGTTTTAAAGTCACTGAGCTGACCTTTCTTCGTCCACTTATCATAGGTTTCTTCCGCCTCTTCCCAGCCCGTCAGCAGGGATTTATAAGCCACATCCATCAGGATATTGCCGAAATCCGAAGTGCTGTGTGTGAATGCCGCAGCGACCATCTGCATCGGGTTCAGGGTGCTGATACCAATACCGCGCTCCGTCAGCGACATACGCGCCAGTTCACGCAGTGTCATGCTGTTATACGGGTTATCCGGCTGTGCTTCTTCGTGCCCGGCACGGGTCATGACCGATGCACGGATACCGTCACCGGTGAAATTACCGTTCCCGGCATAGATATGAGCATTATTTTTGTTGCTTGGTGTGGATTCAGCCCCCAGTTTTTCCAGCAGTTTCGCACGGGCGTCTTCCAGTGAGCACTGCGTGTCAGTCACGCAATCCACCATCAGATCATTATGTTTGCCGCCGAACATGGCGAACAAGTCCTTAATGCCGTTCAGACGGGCTTGTTCCTGAGCGCGGATCTGATTCTGTACATCTGCATTATCCGGCTGCGCGACCGGCTGAGGCTGAGTCACGGTTGCGGCGGGCTGCGTCACCGGTGCCGGGTCCGGCACGGAAACCGGTGTGGTCTGAGCGGTATTTTTCGGTGATACCTGGTTTTTAATAGCCTGTGGCATAGCAGTAAAGTCCTCGATACGTTTGGATGTGATACAGGCCATCGCCTGTACCGGGTCAGTAAGTTGATCAGCAAACCCGTGTGACAGACATTCGTCGCCGTTCATCCAGGTTTCCTCTTCTAACATGGCGGCAATCTCTTCCGCCGTTTTGCCGGTTTTGGCGACATACGCCGGGATCAGCACATTTTCCAGCTTATCCAGCAGGTCGGCGTAATCCCGCATTTCATCCGCATCACCCCGGGCAATTCCCCACGGTTTGTGGATCATCATCATTGCGTTTTCCGGCATAATCACGGTGTCACCGACCATGGCAATAACAGAGGCCATCGAGGCTGCCAGTCCGTCGATATAGACGGTGATCTTTGCATCATGGCCTTTCAGCTGGTTATAAATGGCGATCCCGTCAAACACCTCGCCGCCGGGGGAGTGAATATGCAGGTTAATCTGACTGACATCACCCAGCGCCAGCAGCTCTTTTGAAAACTGCTTTGCCGAGTTCCCCCAGCCGCCGATCTCGTCATAAATATAAATGTCCGCCGATTGGGTATCCGCCGCGGCTTTCATGCGGAACCAGCTTTTAACCGGTGCGGATGCTTTCGGGTTACTTGTCATCGTCCCGGGATTTGGCATCGTCAGGCGCTCCTTTGTCATTCGCCGGATCGGTGTCAAACACCAGCCCCAGCTTTCTGTTTTCATCAATTTCCGCTTTACGGCGGCGTTTTGTATCAGCAGGGCTGGAGCCTCTGGCCCGAACCCATTCCCCTTCGGTTGCCCCGCCGCCGCGCAGCAGCACCTGCCAGGCTTTGGCCTCTTTCAGCGGGTCAATCCACGGCATCACCGGGCCGCTGTAAACCGCATTCATTAAAGAAGCGGGATCAACATCCGGCGGTACATCAATCACCCCCTCCGCCACGGCCATTGTCAGCCAGCTGCGGTACATCGGGCGGGTCACTGCGGCCACAAACGCATCCTGTAAAATGCCGTAGCCCTCAAAAGACTCCACCAGCTCCTGGCGCTGGGCGCTGTAAGTGCCGTCATAATCACGTGAAATACTGGAATAACTGCCGCGGCTGCCGGCGGCCACCGCACGCAGCTGACCATTACGGAAAGATTGCAGGTTTGGGTTCGGGCGATCAGATTTGACCATACCGATATCCTCACCGGGTGCCAGTTCATCGAAGATAATGCCAGGCTCGATATTCAGCTCCCGCTCTTCCTGCTCATTATCAGTACTGTAGATATCCCCCTTCTTGATGTACATTCCGAGTGATGCGGCGATACGGGCAGCGGTGAGTTCCGCGTCCTCATAATCTTTCAGAGCACTCAGGCGGATCAGAATGCCGGACAACAGACTGTGCCCGCGCAGCTGATGCAGGCGGCGGGTAAACTTAAGGTGCAGCATGTTTTCAGCGTCGATGGTTTTCAGATCCTGCGACCGGTACAGGGCTGACGGCATATTTTTATACACGTTGTAACTGACAGGCCGCCCCCACTCATTGAGTTTCACACCCTGGCAGATATTGCTGCCCGGCACATCCAGATTCAGCGGCACAAAATCCGGCTCCAGCGCCTCAATCCAGAAATGCACCCCGTTTTCCCGCCTCAGACCTTTGACCCGTCCGGATACCATCTGACCGAATACCTCTCCGTCACGCAGCCAGGTACGCGCCATCAGCCGTTCAAGTACCGGACGGGTATACTGACCGGTCACATCCGGACTGACAGACCATTCCGACCAGGCCGCACGGATCTGTTTTGCCAGGTCATCTGCCAGTTCACCACCGCGCAGCAGCGGCTGCGGCTCCACAATAATGCCTTTCGCACCAATCACCCGCTCTTCCAGCTTATCCAGAAGACCGATCACAAGGTCGTGGTTGTCATCCAGAAACCGGGCCTGCTCGCGCAGTGACCGGCCGCCGGATTTCACCAGCTGATTCGCGTTACGGGATTCCCGCCGCGCGCGGTGGGTACGGGTCGGCATCGCGGCCTCATAGGCTTTTATCTGCAGGCGGGACCGCATCCGGGACGCCTGCCAGCCCGGCGCAATCAGGCCGATAGCACTGTCGATCAGCTTCATCGCGGAAACCTCGCCAGTTTATAACCCGGCCTGCCGGAGCGGGACGATAACAAACCGCTGCGGCGGCGCTCCCAGTATTCCCGCCCTTTGCGGATTTCGCTCAGGCTTTCCATCGACATGCTCTGACCGTTCATCGTGATGCTTCTGCCCTGCAATACAGCGCGTTCCGCTTCCGCGTACTGCCGGATCATGTTGTCAATCTCTTCTATGGTCATATCCAGCCACCTCCGGATGATGAAACAGGGGCCCACGCCGATGCTTTCCGTTTTTTCGGTTTCTTCGGTTTCGCGGGTCCGGTTGTTGAAATAAGGGTGATATTGTCGGGGGAGTCAGTGTTTTCAGGCGGAATAACAGGAATATCGGGTAACCGTGCCCAGGGCGGAGGTTTATCCCATTTGATTTTCTCGTACCCCTTTATGATCACCAGTGCATGGGCGTACACCATCAGGTCAAAGGCTTCGTTCGCGCCCCGCCCGGGCTTTTCCCATTTACCGCTGGTCAGCCGCTCCTCATAGGTCAGTTCGTCATAGAAAGAGTCATCCAGCCAGTCCGGAAAATGCACATAGTTCGGGCCCGGCATATCACGGCTCAGTGCAGCAGCCACCCGGTCTTTCAGGTTGTCAGTCTGCAGCAGATATAACGGCACATCCCCGGCGGCTTTCGCCTGCCGGTCAGAGCGTCCGGTGTTATCCGGATAGGATTTGGTGATCAGTTTTGCGCCGGTACGGCTGCCCCCCTTGAACAGAAACACTTTGCGGCTGATGCCGTCACGGCGGCACTGCCGCCAGAAAGCATACGCGTTATCAGTAACACCGCTCTCACCGCCGGTATCCACCCCCAGCATCATGACGGGCATTCTGATCGCCGGATGTCCGGACAACGGATATGTTTTATCCAGCACATCTGTTATCAGCAGCTTCCAGTCCTCCGGATAGGCACCGGGATGAATACGGACACACTCGCCATTTCCGTCCGTCCGCAGGGATTGGGTGATATCAAACCTGTCCACAATCCAGCGTTCACCTTTTTCACCGTAGCCGGTGACCTGAACCACAAACCGGCGGTTTTTCCCGGCCTGTACGTCGACGGTTGCCACCAGAAAGCGGACACCTTCCGGCACACAGCGGATCCCGAGATCCTCAGCCCGCGCCAGCAGTTCTTCTGCCTTGCGCTGATCCTGAGTATGTTTCGGCCGGTACGGCAGCCCCCAGTCCGTATTGATCACCGTTTTCAGGGTTTCTTCGCTCAGGGTGAGCTCATATTCCTGTTCGGCGGTGAGATATTTATAAACGAGCTGGGACAGCGTCTGATAGGCGGCTGCCGGTCCCTCCATCCAGAATGACGCGATACGGGAGCGGCGGGCATCGCCGGTAATGTTGCCGTGCCGGTCAATGTCCTGGCCGTCTTTCAGCCAGACACCGCGATTATTCAGCTTCCGTTTTTCGCTGCCGGAAATGTGTCCGGTGCAGTGCGGGCACTCAATATAAGCCGCCTCACTGGCTGTCACCGGATCCGGGTCATCCCGGTAACCGGCCACCGCATCAAACACCGGCTGAAAGTATTCCCCGCAGTGCGGACACGGCCAGTACCAGCGCTGCCTGTCGCCGCGATTGTACAGCGATAAAATACCGGTGGTCGGCGGTGCTTCATGGGGTGATGACGGCGTCCATTTCTGATCAGTGATTTCCCGGCCGGGTGAACTTTCCACCAGCGTCATCCCGGCGGACATAAATGTTGTGGTACGTTTTGACGCAAGGGAGAAAGCATCCCCTTCGCCGTCGATATCTTCCGGAAACCGGTCATAGTCCGTCAGTGCCACAAACCGGTAATCCGATGAGGACATGATATTGACGGACGGCCAGCCGATTTTCAGGTAGTTACCGGCGCGGAACGTTTTGTCATGCACGTTATTATCATTGGTGCGCGGGCTCAGCCGTTTAGCCACTTCCGGACTCGCACGGAATGTCCGGTCGAGGCGCTTTTTGGAATGCTCACGGGCTTTTTCTTCCGTCATCTGAATCAGCAGAAAATCAGCCGGATCACAGACTATCGTGTAGACAATCCAGCCGTCGATAAGCCCCAGGGATTTACCGGTACGCGCCGGGCCGACAAATATCACCGCATCATATTTCCGGGATGTCAGGCAGTTCATCGGCTCAATAATGTACGGCGTCAGGGTGTCTTCCCACTGTACCGCGCTGCCGCCGCCCATCGGCACCCGCATGTATTTTTTAACCGCTTCCGCCACCGGCATCCGGCGCGGCGGACGCAGCAGCACAGAGACATCCCGGCGCATTTCAGCCGCCGACGCATAACCTGTACTCATCCGTTTTCTTCCCCTGCGTTTTCCACCTCCACCGCCAGCAGGTCGCGGAGTTCATCCACCACATCCTGTGCCTGTGTGATTTGCTCAGGCTGCCAGCCGTGGTCACGCTCCAGTCGGTCAGGCCAGGTGTCCAGTACCTGGGCTATCGCTTTGATGATGGTCGCCATCTCACGGTGAGATTCTTCAGCAGGTATCAGCTGGCGCAGCGAGGTTTCAAGTTTGATGCGTTCGTTTTCAGACTGGAACCAGTCTTTACGGTCTTTCGGGAACATTTTGTCCGGATCCTGAATACCGGACAGATCTTTCTCCGTGTCAGCACCGAATATCACCGGACCGACATCGCGGAGGGCATACACCGGATTGCCGCGTACTGTTCCCGCTATCGCCACATTTGCATCGAGCAGCCGCTTTTTAACCGTCCCCCGGTTCAGTCCGAACGCTTCAGCAATCTTTGCAACACTCCAGTGATACGCGTCCCCGAGATTGCTGATATTAGACATTGTCACCTCACACTGTCAGGTGGATTCCTTATTTATTGTTGTTAATCAAAAGGATAAACAGCACTCAGGTGACAGACCAAAACCGGTTTTGTCACCTCAGTGTTATTTTTTATCAATAGTATCAATGAATTAACTGACCTGCTGCTGACAGCATGGAAATCCGAAAATGAGCCGTTTCCCGCGAAGCCGCCGCCCCGTGGTAAGGGTACCCCTCCGGGAGTACCTTTTCATAAATACATGTATAAACAATGGGTTATAAGGCTCATGCTATTTCTGAGGTATTTTCTTCAGAACATCATCGTAAAACCTTGATGGATTATCGAAACCCTGAGCAGCCATATTGTTTCTCCAATGGGTAAAGCCCGCTCAGTGAGCAGGCTTTGTGATGGGTTATTGTGGTTCTGCCGGGGACAACTCACCTTCCTCAAACCAGCCATCAGTCCCACGGCCATCCGCTGCCAGATAATGAATGAGATACTGATTCGGACCGTTATGATATTCAGCACGGGCTTTCACATGACCTTCTTCGCCGCTGATGGTGACCTGCACAACCTGACCTAATTCATGTTTAAACATAGCTTTTCCTCTGGTAATAAAATGCCCCGCTATTTAGCGAGGCTCTATTGATTCGCCCGCAAAATTGCCTGTATATTGAGCATCGTAGTTAGAGTAAATATTCTTTGTCGATTGCTTATTTGCCCTGTTCTTACAGGGCATTTTTTATTTGTTCCGCATATTGAAATTACGGAATTATCGGGGATAGACTCAACACGAAAATCACAATAAACATTTCCTGAGTCTTTTATATGTGCCCCTCGTCATGGGGGCTTTTTTTACTTCACCCTCTCCGCTTCTATCTCCCGTATTGCCCGCTTATCGTGATTACAGTCTGCTATCGACTTCATTGCATCGGCCAACAACAGGATTGCGCCGCCGTATGTCAGTTCATCCGGAATAACCGGCAGCGGACAATCAACGGTCAGTTGAGCCGGAATAGGAACCACCGGTGCGGGAACGTATTCCGTCCGCGTATTTCCGCAACTCACTAACAGCATCAGCGGGAACAGGAGCAGCAGCACATTCACTGTCTTTGAAAACAGTTTTGATAACAGTTTTAACGTTGACATGCTCTGTGTCCTCAACCTGTTTGGCTTTAATGTTGTCGAGTGCAGCGCGGTGTCTGATGGCAACGGCTGAAAGCGTGATGGCGTTTATCGTCCGCTGTGCTGACAACTGCCCAGACAACGTTGTGTTATTCACCTTCAGCTGCTGGTTATCCCGGTAGGTGTCGTATACCCACCAGGCTGCGATGATGAACAGTGCGGCTGTTACCGCTTCTTTCCAGTTCATGGCGCTTCACACTCATAATGGATCACACCGTCCAGAGTATTACCCGGCAGCGGTTTGCAGTGATTCGGGAGTGAATACAGATAACAACCCGCCAACAGAGCAGTAGTCAGCAGGATGATAGCAATGATGATCAGTGTTAAAGGGTTCCGTGGCATACCGCTTTCTCCGTTTCGCGCCGGTTAATCAGACCCTGCCACTGCTTACCACCGGCAAATGTCCAGCGTTTCATTTCGTCACAGGCACCCGCGATATCACCGGCATTGAGTTTCCGCAGCATTGTCGAACGCGAGAACGCACCGGTTCCGGTGTTATATGCAAATGAATAGATGGCCGCCCGGGTATTGTCATCAATCGG